ATAATCTTTATCGTGGCCGGCGTATTATTTTCAAAAAGCATAGCACGAATATTACCGCCGACTAGAGGCTGCATTAACCTCTCACCTCTATCCGTTAGAATAAGGTTTTTTATTGCTTCCTTTACGGCCTCTTCGTCCCTTTTAATAGCAAGGTCTTCTGAAATTGGATTTTGAGTCATGTCTTTATGAAAGTCTGAGAACAGACTAGGCCTACTTCTACCTGGAGAGTTTAATTGTACTACCACTTATAATCCCTCATGCCTTTGACCACGTTCTTTCCGGTCCTACGTCTATATGAATAAAGTTTCCTGACCCAGAGCCGTATCTTCCTATTCCTCTAAATCCGTGTATTCTCGCCAATCTTATAAACTCTTCTTTAGTTTCGTCGTTTATGCCAGACCAAGATATATCTAAAGCCTTTCCTTGCATATGCAAAGTGTTCTCAGCGGCGCCTTTCAGCTTAGCATTATATTCAGGTGATCTATATCCACTATTTACAAACAGAGATCTGCCAAAGTCTTTCTGCACTTTCATTAACATTGCTCTTACTCCAATGTCAACTTTTTCCCAACCATCTCTTCCTAAAGCAGCAACCCACCTACCGTTAAACGTTACTCTAGAGTCACCCTTACCTTCGTTCCAAGGAGTTACTGCTTGAAAATCTTCCGGGCCCATTGGCGGAATATCTCCAGCGGCTGTATAAATTTCTCTACTTGTATTTATTCCACTACCCTTAGCTGGCAAGTCGTAACGAATCGCTCCGGCCGTTACCGATCTCGTAGTGTTAGGCGCGGAATTTGATCTAAGAATTCTAACCGTATCTTTGTAAGAGTTTATAAATGTATCTAGAGGATTCTTAATTGCATTGATACCGTTCTCTATCTGAGAAACGAATTGACAAAATCTGTATATGAGAAACTGAATGTCTTCGAGTGTAGGGTTTTTAAATATACTCGCCGCGTAGTCTATGATGGCTTCTATCTTAGCTTTAAAGTTCTTAAGGTTTTCTGGGTCAAAGAACTTCAACGCAGCTTCCTTTATCTTTTGAAACTGCCCTCCTATCTTTTCAACTAAGAACGTTTTAATATCAGAGATAATGTTTTCAAGTGAAAAGTTTTCAATTATGCTCTTTACTTTATCAATCACTTTGTCCAAAACTTTAGTTATACCATTCTTAAGCTGATCAATAAGAGACGATAATGAAAAATTAAGAGCAAAGTTCTTTAGTTTATTTACTAGGTTTGCTATGTCTTGAAGCGCGGTGAAGAAAGCGCCGATGGCACCAAAGATGCCTGGAACTAGAGAACAGAAACTGCCGAGTGTACTCTGTGTAAAGTTTTTAGTATAGAATGCTTCAAATTCATTTATTAGTTTTATTGATATAATTGAAGACGTTGTCGATAGTGTAATTGGAGTATAACCAAAGTTTCTTATGAACTCTGCTATTTCAACTGGAGTAAAGATGATGCCGGTGTTAATTCTGTCCGTTAATAGAGGATGTATTGCAGGATCAATTAAACCCTTTACATCCGGCCCATTTCTTGGCGGGTCTTGTATGTCAAATATTCCAGAGCCTTTTACATCGTCTCTTACGAAAAACTGGTTGACAGCAGAAACAGAAGAGTAAAATGGTTCGGCGCCGTAGTTACGAATAACTTCCGTGATTGGATCCGTATCCTCGGCAGAAAAAATAACTCCGGACTGAAATGTGTTGATAAGAGACGAAACACTGTTTGAAGTGAATTCACCAATATCAATTGCTTCAGGAATCTCAAGCTCTATAATTTCGCCGGTAGATCCAACTCTAGTTACACAATTTCTTTTACCGCATAGACCACTTGTGGCCATGTATTATCCTCCGAATACTTAAACGAGTGTACCGCTGCTAGTTCCAGCAAGACCGTTTAAAAACTTTTGTCTTTCGATAGTTCTTCTCTGAACGAGAGCGCTCAAGGTAACGCCACCAGCTTTTGAATACTCAAGCATCTTGGACGCAATCGTAGCATTATCTCTCGTACCGTTAGCAGTTAGTTCGTTTATACTACCAATGTTATAAGCAAAACAAGCAAGAGCATCTTTTGACTCTTGCGACCAATTATAGTTACCCTTCTGATTTATTGTCTCGACGTTGACAACAAACTTCTGAAGGTTTTCTTCAAGAAGTCTCGTTGCTTCTTGTTCAGATATAGGCCCAGGGATCTTTGGTGGCTGGCTTGAAGGACCAACTCCACTGCCGTAACCAATCGACCACTGACCATAGTCTTCATATGGATACTGACTAAATCCTTCGAAGGATTTCACGAGAGATAGAAGATTCATACTTGCATTTGCCGGAGACGAGAATTCTACAGCTGGATCTGCACCAGACGAACCCGACGAAGAGCCACTTCCACTTTCGTCCTGGGATGCATACCCCGAAGAACCGAAAGAAGCACTGTTCTTATAGTTAGTCGTGCTTGCACTCTTTGCAGCTGGTTCTGGAAGTTCAGCGCCTTCTGCACCTGCAGCACCAGTTGCATCGCCAGCAGCGCCGTTAGCCAAATTAATTCTATCGTCCATTTTAACATTAGCCGCTTTAACATGCACATCTCCGCCGGACTGAATATGAATGTCGTCTCCAGCCTTTATGTCCGTGGTTTCGGCCGAATCAATAAACGTTGCTTTGGACTTTATGTTTGTAGATTCCGTGCTCTGTATCTTAACGTCTCTTCCAGCTTTTATGTTTACACTTTCAACGTTAGCCTCAAGACGAAGTTTAGCAGCTCTCATCTGAACTTCTTCGCTTGCATTAAGGTTCATTTGACCGGCAACAGATAGAAGATGGTTGCCGTGAACGATCTGCATTAAATCGCCCTCAACTTCTTCTATCTTATTTCCTTTTACGAGAACGCGGCTGTCTCCCATGATAGTCACTTGACTCTTACCACCAACATATACATGTTGATGCATATCATTTATCTCGTACTTATCAGAGATTGACTTATGAACTGAAGTGCCGTTCGAGTCAATTGATACATAAGAGCCGGATTTGTGGAATATCGTAATTCTTTCTGCGCCTGGAGTATCGTCGAGTTCTATCGAGTGACTTGCTGTTTCAATAACTCTGTTGTATGGATACTGTGCGTTATATGCCGGAGGTTCATCTCTTGTAAAAGAACATAAGTCTGATCAATATCTTCGCCTCTTTCGAGTCTTGAGTTTGATGGTTGGCCATAATCGTCAGGAGTAGATCCCTTTGCGATTATATTCGAGTCACGCCCAGGAACTGCACCCCATCCAGTTACAGAAGGATTAATCACTTCGGTCAACTGTGTAGGTATGAGACCAAGTATCATTGGTTGCTGTGCATCACGGCCGTCAACAAAGAATCCGAATACAAATGAGTTTATAGGGGGTAGAGGGGAGTTTGGATCGTAGCTACCATATATAAGAGTAGCCCACGGCAGTTTCTCAGTTGGCACCTGATCCACGGTTCCATGCACTCCAAATGCACGGACCTGGACTCTCTTTTCTAACCGCTCGTCAATGTTGTTCTCAACTACTCCAATAAAGAAGAGAGGTTCGTATAGACCTACACCAGTTTCTCTCATTCTCTTGTACTCCAATCATACTTAACAAGTTTCATATCGGTCTGATGTATGTCTTTATTGAACACATGCGTCAGATCATTTATCATATAGTAACCGGATAGCTGTCTATTCTGCCGGGGGTTTGAAGAGATCTTAAACTCAGGAACCTTAATGTTAATGATATCACCAGCCCTAAGATCGAGGCGGCCATGCGCCTTTGCATAAACGACTGTATGATTTAGGTGGTTACGATAGGCCAAACGGTTAGTGACGATCTCTGGAATAAACTGATCGCCTCTTAATTGCTTCGTTCCAGAATCATCGTAGTCTCGAATAACAATGTATCTTCTCTCGTTTTCTGGAGTAAAATATCCGTTTATGAAATCGTCAGTATGAGTATCTTGACCTTGTCCTTTACCAGAAGAAGACATGTAGTTCTTTTTTGCTTTCTGATAATCATATTCATATTTGTTTGATCTACCTGGGAGAGTTACTTGTCTCTTTATTAAGTCAATTTCTATTACATTACTACGATACGCGCCAGAAATCAAATCCATTGCGCTATTGACTCTATCAGAGTTTCTTATCTCGACAAGGTTCTTCATCTGAGCAAGAAACTCAGTTCCAGACTTATCTACTGCATCACTAAATGTAAATTCTTTGATTTCTTCTTTATTCTCAAGGAAACGATTGATAAGATACTCGTCAGAAACAAAGTAATAGTTTTCAGATGTCTCAAAGAAACGAAACGAGCAGGACGGGCTCTTTCGACTATAGGCGCGATTTGCAAGAAAGTTCATCGCTTGCATAGGTGTATAGTTTGGAATAACGCATCTAAATAAACCGATCGTAGATTCCAGAATAAGTTGCTTTGAGCCTGGGTAGTAATTGTTAAAAATGTTTTCTACGATGTTTGAAACAGTATCGTCGAACGGTTCTATAATTCTTCGAAACATTGCTTCAAAAGAATACTTTGACATAAAGTGTATCTTATAAGTCAATCCGTCGTTTGTCTTCTTGATTTCAACATCGGTGATTTTGTATATTGCGAATTCGTGTGTTACTCTATTCTTTAGTGCATCTTCTATTTGAATTGTAAGCAGTTCTTCACCTCTTAATGGAAGATCTTCAAGTAAACCAATGTTGTCATACACCAATGCGCTACCGCGAATGCTATCCTTATCTAGAGACTCTTCGATCGAGAACTCTGGAATTAAACCGAGTATCTCGATGCCGTCTCCATTCAGCGGAGTGATCACCGCTGAGATAAGCCTATAGTATCCAGGTAAAACAAATCCATTCATCTTAGCTTATCTTCCAATTCTTTTTCTATTTGAGATAGATAAGTGCGATCTATTAGTTGTATATTTCTTTTGTTATCGTTTAAAACTTGTTCATACTCGTATATACGGTATGCTTTCCATTGTTCTGGTACGATACGCTGAAGTACAATTCGTCTCCCAGCTT